CAGTCGTCCTGGTTCTTCGCGCCATCGTTTGGGGTTGCCGCTATTTTCAGGTTCCTACTTTTCCTACAAGGTTTCCACAATTGGACGCTCAACCCATTCCACATGATGGGTGTTGCAGGCATCCTGGGTGGAGCACTTCTGTCTGCTATCCATGGAGTTACTGTTGAAAACACACTCTACCAAGATGGTGAACAAGCAAATACCTTCAAGGCATTTGATTCCACGCAGGAAGAGGAGACTTATTCAATGGTCACTGCGAACAGATTTTGGTCGCAGATCTTCGGTGTTGCTTTTAGTAACAAGCGTTGGCTTCATTTCTTTATGCTCTTTGTTCCAGTTATGGGACTCTGGGTTTCCAGCATTGGGATTATCGGTCTTGCTCTCAACCTTCGTGCTTATGACTTTGTTAGTCAGGA